AAATATCATAGTTTTTATAAACATCATATAATTTATTAGCTGCATTTGAGTAGTTTACAGTAAACCATTGAGCTTCTTTCATGCAAAATTGGTCAGCTGCTGATTCGTGTACAGCTGTTAAAGAACCTTCTAATAATACTGCATGTTCTGCAGGTAAAAAATCCATTTGTCCACTCCAACCACTAGCTATAATTGGTTTACCTGTCAAAGTAAACTCAGCCATAGGTCTACCATATCCTTCACCTTTAGCAAATGAAACCATTGCTTTTACTTTAGGATGGTGGTATAAATTGCTCATATCAGTTTCTTCCATATCACCATGTATCAAATATACAGATGGGCATTTATCACCAAATGGTTTTAATACTGCATCTATTTTTTCTCTAGTTCCCTCTCTATCAATTACACTAAATCCAGCGTGAGATGTTTTAACAATTATACCAGGTTTTTTATCAGCTGGTAGATATTGAAATACAGTTGCCAATGTTTTGATTGCCATACCAATATCCTTCCTATCTTGTCCTAAATCTCCTTTCAACCAATGTCCTACAATTAAGAAGTTGAAATCTTCTTTTACATTTGCTAACACATCTTTATCAGTTCCCTTAGAAAATATTTCAGTATCAACTCCTTCAAAAAGAACCTGAATAGGTTTTGTAACTCTAAGTTCTCCAACTATTTGTCCTGATGCTTGGTCTTGTTGTTGATACACAGTGCCACCAATATTTTGTTTTGTAAAATTAGATGGAACAATAATTAAATCCATTTTATTACAACCATCTATAAAATCTTTAGGTGCAATTGTAGTTTCAACACCAGCAGTTACTCCTATATTGTATTCACCTTTTGGTTCAAATTCATTTGCTACAGAAACCTGCATAAATACATCAGGTTTAAAGTTTAATTGAGGTATAACTCTTTCTAACATCCATCTACCAAAATCGCTCTCACCATCAACTTGATTTTGTGGAGTGTTTCCCCAACGAAGTGGGATAATCTTAATATCGTATTTATCCATCTTGCGTAAAGATTTCATTAAATCTCTACAATGGTCTCCATAACCACTACGTGTAAATATAGGTCCTTGAAATACTAATGTTGGTTTCATTTTATAACTTATTTAATTTTAAATACTTCGAATCTTTCTCTTGGTTTCCAATTTTCAAATGTTGATTCAATTCCATTTATTAATTGCTGACACATATTTGTATGTGTTAATCCCATATCTCCTATAAATGCCTCTCTACCTATCAATCCATTTGCTTTACGGACTTCTTTTGGTGTGTTGTACATTTCTTCAATTGCTTCAGCAACTTCCTCTACATCAACTCTATCATCCCAAATATAAGGTGTCGGGACTGAGCCTGCTAATGCTAATGCTCTACTCCATACAGGTCTAACCCAAGGACCAGGCTTAGCTTTTCCTTCCCATTTTCTCCACTCATGTAAAGAACCAATCTTAATGTAATCTTCGTGTGTTAATAACTTACCATCAACTTCAAATCCACATTGGTCTTGCAATCCACCAGTTACGTTTACAATAATAGGAGTTCCTGTCATTACTGATTCTGCCGTTGCTAATCCAAATCCTTCATTGTTTGCTATGTTGATTGTTACATCTGCTATATTATAAATAAGATTTAATTCTTCAACTGGTCTTCTTACATCTGAGAATATAATATTAACATCCGGAGCAACTGCGTCAATTACTGCCGGTAAATCAGTACCATTTTCATCAACAGGTTGTGTGTGCATTAGTAATACACATTTATCTGCTTTTTCTTTACCAATCTTATCACAAAACTTTTTAAATGCTACGATAACATCAGCTGGTTGTTTCCTTCTAATGTTTCTATTACTCCAATATAATACGAAATCATATTCTTTATCTCCTAAAATTTGTTTACGGAATTCAGTTGAAACATCAGCTGGTTTATAGATATCAGTATTAATACCATGTGGTACATAATCTACTTGCCAATCTGCCTTTGTTTTCCAAGTTGGTTTTGTATCTAAAGCTGATAATCTTTTAATGATACCATATGTTTGTCTAGAGATACAACCAATCCAATCACAACTTTCATAGAAGTTACGATTATATAATGGGTCTGGTAAATCATCCCAAATTGCGTAAAATAAAAGTGGAACATTCTGTCTGATTTCATGTTCAATATCATACAACCATGTCCAATAACGAGGGTCAGTAAAGTGTACAATAGCATCAGGCTTTTCTGTGTTGATTAATTGTCTAATCAAATCAGCGTTACCATAACCATTCCAAGGTAAAATCTTTACATTAGCATCGGCGATACCATATCTTTCTTGGATATCTTGGCTAACATCTAAAACTTTTCCAGCTTCAGGGTGATTAATTGCGGCTCCTACTTGAAACCAATCGTATTTATGTGCCGTACCTAGCACCAATTCTTTTGACATTGTGGCGATACCACTTGCCATTCTTAAATCATCTGAAAGTAACAGAATCTTCTTTTTTGCCATAACTTATTTGTGTTGTTAAAATTGTGAACCTGAAATTTGTAGTTTTAAGTATTCGTTCATTTCTTCTCTAAATTCTATATCGGTAACATACCTTTCCACTGTTCTATTTACCAGCTTTTGAAGTGTAACATCCGATGTAAAAGAAACTTTTTTGAAACTTGAATATACATCTTTCAGTATTTTCACTGTTGTCAGTTTTGTGTTTTCTTGATTCATCATTAATATATTTATATATATAAGTATAATGAATTTAAAAAAACATAAAATTTATTTTGTAGCCTTTTTATCACATATTCCCCTATTACCAAATTCACAAAATTTACAATTCTTTTTAGCTGGACCCGGTACTTTAGGAAATTCAATATCTCTAAATTTACCCTCATCATCAAATACTGCATTAATAAATGTCATAAACTCATCATATACTTTAGTAACCGATGGAGCCCCATGAGCTGGAACGTGTTTTGATACATGTGGAATTGGAAATGCTGAATCTTCGGGTAACTTCCTACGGAGGATTTGATACTCTACTTTAATTTTAGATAATGGAATATTAAATAATTCAGAATAGTATTTTTTATATAAAAGAATTTGAGAGTTTTTCATCTTATCGGCTTTCTGATATTGATTCCATCCCATTGTAGATGTCTTAAGGTCAATGATAATGATTGAATTCTCTGCCACATCTCTTAATACGATATCTATAAATCCAATAAAGTGCACTCCTGTTTTAATAGTTGCGTTTAAAGGAATTTCAATACCTACTAATTCATATCCACTCTTTGAATAAAATTTGTGCATGTGCTTATCCAACCATGCTAAGATTCTTCTACCATCACCATAAAATTCTTCTAATTCAATTTGAGTACAAGGAGTTCCTTCACTCATTTTTTCAGCTTCGGTTTTGTAAGCTTCTCTCATTCTTTCTAATAAGAGCTTATCTTTGTTGATTTCATCTGCTTGCTTTTTGGAAACACCATACATAACCGAAAGGTAATGTTGAATTGTTTCGTGCATAGCAGTTCCGAATATTGTATGTATATTAGATGAACTTTCACCTAACTTATCTATGTAATTTAACTTATATTGATGCGGGCAGTTACTCCACATAGAGTACTGCGAAAATGATACTTTTGCCATTGTTTTTATTTATATAAAGATACGAAAAATACCCGATATTACCAAAACTAAACCTTTAATTTTAGCTTCGTAATTTGTTTAGGGTCAGTACCATACGATTCAGCTATTTCTTTAATATGTAATTTACCACCAGTTGTTTCATATAGGATTTTAAGATAATCCTCAGCCTCCGTTTCCGATACCTCATAAAATTGAGCTACCAGTTTAACAATCCAATCTTCATATTTTTCAGATGAAGCTGGTTTCATATATTTTAGAAATGCTCGTGTCTTTGGAATTAATCCAATTAGGCAAAGATATGCTGCTTTAGGAGGTGCCTCCTGAATATAAGGTTGTATATCTGCAATTAGTTCTATCCACTCAGGTTTCATAGAAAGAAAACGGAGTATCATATAGTTACTCCATGTCTTTTTATCACTCTCATCAAGTGTGTCCCAATACTTTGGGTCTTTCTTATCCGTAATTGCGTTTAGATGGTCAAATAATGTTTTAGCCATATTATGCTTCTTCTTCTACTTTTAAACCCGGAGGTAATAAATCATTTAATACTTCACCACAATCTCCACAAAGGAATAATTCTACTGGTAGTACTTCGTCCTTTGTTTTACCAGTTAATAACTTTGAAATCTTACGAAATCCAAAACCTTGTACGAAAATCTCACCACCGCATTTCTTACATGCAATTGCTTCGGTTTTTTCTAATGAGATTGGGGTTTCTTCTTTTCCTCCGATTGGTTGTCCACCTGCTCCTAAAATGTTAGCCATGTTAAATAATATTTAATATTTGAATTAATGTAGCTGCTGCGATAATTTCTTTATCAATTGCTACTGCTGATTTACTTACACCATCTCCTAATAAAAGAATGATGTTAGCTGTGTTCTCTCCACCATACTCATCTACCTTATCATATAACATTGTATATAAATCAGTAAAGTCAGTAACTTTAGAATCAATAAGAGCTTGTCTTACTTTCATATATTTGTTTCTCTTATCATCCGAAGATTTTAAGATATCAATAATTTTATTTTTGTAATCATTCTCTAATAGATTTTGTACATCTACTTTCAACTTACCTTTGTTAGAATTAAGTTGACATGTATTGATAACCTTACGAATATCAGGATAAGCTGCGTCAATAATTGGAACTAAATCCTTAACTTCAAATTCCACTTCCTCATTCTTTAAGATTTTACTAATTTGCATTGCAACATCTTTTTTAGTTGGAGGTACAATCTGAAATGATTGACATCTACTTTGAATTGGTTCAATTACTTTCTCAACATAGTTACAAGTTAATATGAAACGGCAATGTGCTGAAAATGTTTCCATTAAGTTTCTTAAGATAGCTTGTGCGTTGTGAGTCATATAATCAAACTCATCTAATATAATAATCTTAAATGGTTTGAATCCCATAGAAGATGCAAAGTTAGTTACCTTATTTCTTACCGTATCCACATTGTTCTCCGAAGATGCATTAATAATCATATAATCACACTCAATTGATTTTACGATTAACTTTGCTAATGTAGTTTTACCAGTACCGGCTTTTCCGTATAAAAGTAAATGTGGAATTTCGCCTGTTTCTAAATAACCTTCTACTTTTGATTTTAAATGTTCGTTACCTACATAATCAACAAGCTTTGTTGGGCGATACTTCTCTACCCACAAATTGTTATTTACTTTTTCTTCCGTTTGTTCTATAAACATATTGTATTTTTTATTTTCCAGTTGAACCAAATCCACCATCACCTCTTTCAGTATCCGATAACTCATCAGCTTCTTCAAACTCAATTGGCGGATGTGGGATAATCATAATTTGTGCAATTCTATCACCTACCTTATAATCGTTTTCAGCAATTGAGTTCTGATTAACTTTGTTAAATGTAGCTTGTAGTTCACCTCTATATCCACTATCAACTACACCAACACAATTACTTAACATTAATCTAGTCTTTCTAACCGATGAACGAGGGAATATTAATCCCACAAACCCGTTTGGTATTTCTAATGCTAAACCAATACCATATGTAATTTGAGTATCGTTTTCTGATATAACTGATGTTGCTACTAAATCCATTCCAGCATCTCCATCTTTTGCATAAGTTGGGATAACTGCGTTTTCACTAAGCTTCTTTATTCGTACTTTCATTTTCTAAATTTACTTTTAATTGTTGTTCTCTAAGTTGTCTACCCTCATCGCTTAATTCTCTAGCAAATAATTTAAATGATTTACCATTTTTATGAGTGAATGTAATATAAGAATTTTTTGTATTAGATACCGTAAATATTACTTTAGGTTCTTCATCTTTATTCATATTATCACCAGTCCAAGCAAATATTTGTGGTTCATCTTCATCAAATTGAAAACACCATTCACATTGTTCTAATTTTTCTTGTGCTAGTCCAATTTGTCCAATTGGTTCTAATTGAGTATTATCAATTACTTCTTCTACTTTTTTTGTTTTTTTACTTTTTGCCATAATTTTATTTTTATCTTCCTACTTCCGATAGGTATTTAGCTTTCATTTCTTCCCAACTAATTCCAATAGCATCTATGTAGAATAAGTGTTCGGGTTTAATTCTTCCTTCATCATGTAGTTTTGTATATCTACTGATTGCATGTTTCTTCCACCATTTATTGATGTACGTTGTACCTTGCTTAAATTTATCTTTAAGGATTAATTTATCTTCGGTGATTTCGTTTCTAAGATACTCACATCCGTTCTCATACATCATAGCCATATAAACACCTCTCTTAAATCCGTGATGATATTCAGTTGCCTTAATACCACACTCTTTAAAGATTTGACCTAATATTTTTTGTTTGATACCACTAACAGGTCCGTTAGCTTCATATCCCATATTAGCACCATTACGAGCTCTTTCTCTAGTAATGTTTTCCAAATACCAATCATTTTTATTTTCCTTAATCCATTGATGCCAAG